TGGGACCCTCGCCCGTCATAGCCATAGCTGCAAACCCTTGGATCATCGCCTGGGCGGCAGAAGGAGCCACAATACGAGCGACCCCTGCTCCAGTGCCGATGCCAGGATGTTGAATTGAGAGAAGAGCCGTGCTGCTCCAACCTGACGTAAGCCCATTAGCCAAACCTGTGATAGTCAAAGGTGCCATGATCCCCATGATGCCCATGGCTGCAAACCCTTGCAGAAGTGCTGCCTGCAACAACGGCGGAGGAACCAGCAGGGGGAAGATTGTGGTCCCTACACCAAGAGTTCCCGTGTCTTGAGATTGAACCTTCGCCTGCACAGTAAGGTACTGGCAGACCCCAATCGCGATACCCATCGCAAGCCTAGGCACCCCCGTGCCGATGTTGCCAACGGACAGGAAGTTCGGGGTCAAGAACCCCGTGGCAAGAGTTGGCGGGTTCAGGGGCATTAGAGAAGTGACCTGAAGAGGGCAGCACCCTGAAGCGGTAGTCCCGTGATCCAATCAAGCGATGGGGTCCCAGGTGGCATCATCGGAGCCCCACGGCACACACCAAGGGCCGCAGCGGGACCCCCCACAAGCACCTGAGCCGACGTAAGAGTGATGGCAGTAGGAGCCGTCAAGTTCATGGCGAGCCCGGCTGTAATCGCCATCGCGAGTCCTGACGTGATCGATACCGCTCCCGCTGCGGCCGACAAGGACATCGCTCCAGCGGCTGTAGATAGGCTGATAGCCCCCGTGCCTACGGTCACCGTGTAGGCCCCCGCCGGAATATTCAATGACACAGCGCCCCCCAAGACATTGGTCGTGTGGGCACCCACCGTCACGTTTTCAGTGAGCCCACCCGCAAGGACCGTCAAGGTCTTGCCGCCAGTAACGATCTGCTCCACAACTTGCTGTGCGTACTGGTACTGGCTTTTCCCTGAGATGAGAACGTCGAGACTGCCCGCATTCAAACCGAAGCCTGAGTGAGCCTGTACGCTGAAGCGGTCGGCAAGCACAGAGTAGCCACCATTCACGGTCGTGACTTTGGCCCCACCCACGGACTCAATTGAGTCCCCCGCTGCCCACACCTCTCGATTACCTTGAAGCTGTTCCGAGTACGCGACGTTGTTGTTGTCCGGGACTCCTTGGGCTTCCACAACGTAGGACGAGTGCGTCTTGAACGTCAGACCAGCCCCTGAGGCCCCACCACGGAAATCAAAAACAGCCCCACCCTCTAAGGTCAGGTGCAACGCGATCCCGTCTGGGGTACTAGCCCCCAACCGCATCTTGAGGGCACCCTCCATATTGATCTCTGCCGAGACGTTCTTGGTGCCAGAAGGGTACTTATCCACCCTAGACCCTGGGATGTTGACGAAGAGCTTACCCTGCTTGGATACCGCTACCGCGAAGGCGCTCAGAGTGTCGCTACGACCAGCCGGATTCGGTGGAGGGTTGATACGAAAGAGGTACGCCCCTGTTGTCGTGTAGGACTCAATATCATCGAGACCAGACCGTGCCACGACTTCTGTCGAGAAAGCCGCGAGCCCCGTGGACCTGAATTCATCGAACAGTTTGGGACGTAGAAGTTGTCCATATTGCTGGATACCCGTCTCTGAAGACGTGTCGTTACCAATCAAGGTCCCCAGTACCCGTTCAATGTAGGTCGGGTGCCGGTACATCTGGAAGCCGTCGATTTCTTCACGGACCTCTTGGGTGAGATCCGTAGTGTGCAGCATCTCTAGGCGTTCTTCCGTGTAGGGCTCTGCTCCAGCACCCTCTGGACTCTCAAAGGAAACCCCAGGAAAAGTCGCTGGGTAGTGCGCGATCCTTCCATTCGAGTACGTGACCGGGGGGAACGTGGCGGCATTGTTGATGACATCGAATACCGTGTTCTCGCTTACGGTAAACCGCTTGAGAACCGTGTCTCCGAAGTAGCGATCGGCAGAAGTCTTGAGTGTCCTACCCGAGGCGAAAATATCGGGTGGGAAGAACAGCCCAGAGCGACGGGCCGGACCCGACATCCTGAGGACGCCTGCCTCATTCTCTACGCGGTGGATCGATTGCGAAACGAGGGTACGGTCGGAGTCACGGAGTTCAAACAGGTCACCCGCCCGGTTGACCATCTTGACGTCTTTGGTCAGAGCAAGTTCGGCACCGGAGGCCGACATACCGCCCACGTCACCTGGGCTCAATTTGAGACGCTTGTAGCGAGTCTGGGGTGAGAACACCTTACGGTACAGCTCTGCATCCTCAGGGGAGATCTCTGCGGGATTGGACGCAGCCAAGGGATCGAACCGCATTCCAGACCGCTTACCAGTCGGGATGTACCCCAGGATCATTGCCTCGTGAAGCTGCTTGTGCTTACGCCTGTACCCGATGATCACCATCGAGTTCACCTCTGGGACGCCACCCCAGAAGCTACGTGGTCCGGCCATCCCCTGTGTGAGATCAATCTCGAAGCGTTCACCGCCCCCGGTCAAGATCTTGATGTCGCACTTCAGCTCAAGTTCATCGACACGAGTGATGACCCCGAGCTTGAGCCCATAGGGTGCACCTGTGTCGGTGAACTCTGCCCCAGGGACGTACCCCGAAGGGTTTCTTGGTCTGAAGTCAGCCATTAGAGTGTTGCGAGCCTAGTTTGGTTCTGTGCGATATCGCGTTGTAAGGTCTCAATCTGAGCATCAATAGTGGCGATAGTATCCTGAGGGCTTGAGCCCCCAAGCACTGCCGCTGAGTTAGCAACAGACACAATCTGCTCTCGTGTAGCTGTCAAGCGGACAACACTTGCTTGATCCTGACTGATCTGTCGGGCCAGAGAAGCCTTCTCAGTGCTGGCCCTGAGACTATCGCCGTAGGCACTCCACGCCTGAGACAAACCCACAACATTCGTCTCAAGAGCACCCACATCGGCCGTTGGATCACCAAGCATGTGGCGATTGGCTGCCGAGAATGGAGGGGCGAACTCAGAAGGAGGAATCACGTCCCCATTGGTCTCCTGTGGTACCGCTTGCCCCGGCATCAGGTCACCCCTGAGTACCCGCTCCAACTCTTGGTGTGGGGTATCGAGTGCTTGGTACAGGTTTATCAGAAACTGATCCACCTTCGAGACCATGTCTTGGTTGGGTCTAACCGATGAAGGGGTAGTGCCGTTCGCGTTGTATTCCATCTGCAACAGCTCCACTACCGAGAGAGCGCCATCCACTCGCTCTCGAAGTGCCCTGGCCACTTCCTCCTGCTCTGTTGCAGCCTGGTGCTTAGCGGACCAAGTGGGTGACCCGGCTAGCTCAGCCTCAGCCTCAAGTTGCTTTACATGAGCTAACTCATCCGCGTCTACCATTTGAGCTGTCAGGCGATCTACTTCCGCCTGAGCAAACGCAATCGCACCGCTCGTGATAGGACCACCTGCTGCGTCTAGAGAAGATGGCAACCCTGACCTGTCACTCGTAGACTGACCAGTCAGCACCTGGATCTGATACCCCTGATTGATAAACGCGAGGTCCTGCCGTCCCGTCAAGCACACACAGTTTTCATCACTTCGGGTCTGAGAGTCCTTGACCGACATCTCTGCCAGAGTCAGCGCCCTCGATAACTGCGAGGCTTCAACCTCGGGGGACCCCTGCTGTTGCGGCGACCCCAGTGGAGCGGCGTCCACGAAGTTGTCCCCCACGTCCACGAAATCTGGGGTTGTTGTGTTTGGAACCAACCCGATCGCAGCAGTCTGACTATCCTCTGGAGTCAATGTAGATAAGGTAACTGCCGGATCTGCGTAGCTCGTGGAAACCGTTGTCAACCCTTGCGACTGCGCCGTGAGCATTGCGCTCAGGTCCCCCGACAACGCAAGCTGAATGTCGATCTTTGCTCGGGTCTGCTTACCGGCGTCATTTGTGATCAGACGCCCATCCTTCAAGAACAAACGACGCCCGTACTGAAAATGGCCGATGACCTCGAAGCCACGTTCATCGCTCACGGGACGGATCATCGCCGTCTTACCTTTCAAGCCATCGAGAGCGGGGTCCGCAGGGGTAACGTGCACGCTACTCGAAGGTAGGGTGAGGATCTCACTGATCACTCCGCCACCATTCGACGAATCCCTGGCATAGATGTACACGCCAGCGGAGTTCAACCCGTACTGGTAACGATTAGTCGTGTACTTATCGACCAACGTGTCTTCATTGCTAGCTTGGAACCTAGCTAGAACGTCTAGGTTCTGCTGCGAAATTTCCTCTTGCCTAGCTTGTTGCGCCTGCGCCACGTTAGGGTTGACTTGAGTAGGTGCCTTCTGCCCGGCCACAGCGCTAATGTCAGCAGGAGCAAACGGGCGGGTATACGCCATCACGACATTGGGGTAGCCCACAATACGCCCCGTTTTAGGGTGGCGTAAGATGAGAGGGTCATAGGGGTTGTCCGCCCCAGCCTGTGCGGTGAAAGCCGCCCCACTAGGAGGCAACGAAGACGCTGCCCCTACCTTAAGCTCAAACTGCCCGTGGGTGGACAGTTGCCTGGAGCTATAACGGAACGAACGAGGCATGCCGTCAGTCGTAGTCTCCGGCACCTTGTTGTAGCTCGTGAGCTTGAGGTCCCCAATACCCTTTGGGGCAATGAACTTCGAGCGCTTAGCTGTCAAGGTCAGGGTGGTGGTTGCACGACTCCCAAACGCAATGCTATGGCTGATCCCAGAGACGTACCACATCTGATCCTTAGGGGCGACGTAGACTGGGAAGCCAAGACGCAGCTCAGGACGCATAGGGATCGTCACTGAACCCCGGTGACGTTTCGAGTTGATTCGATCCAAGGTGTCGAGACCGTGGTAGAACATGAGCTGAGGACTCGACATAAACTCAGAGTTCAGATTCGTGGAACGCCAGCCGTACTTCCGCAACAGGTGGTAGTCGGTAACAGAGGTGAAGGGTGTGAGGGCTGCATCGACACCATAATCAACGGTACCCCCGTATGAGCCTTGCAGGATGATCTGTGTGACAACCTCAGACTCGGAGTCTGAGAAGTCCCAGTCAATGATGTCTATATCTTGGATCCATGAGACTGGCTTGTTGCCCAACGTGTCTAGGTTGTAGAAGGGCGGCTTGAACACGATGTCCCCAGTAACATCCATGTAAAACTCAAAGCCGACCGCTTCCTTCGCTGCGTTAGCTAGCTCTAGCTTCGTCTGAAACTCAGATTGCCAAAGGTCCTGAGCGCCTGCGTTAGACGTGACGGCTTTGAAGGCAACCACATTCGGGGACGTGGGATCATAGACCATTCCCGAACTATCGGGACCACCATTAGCTTGACTCACAATCTGTGAAGCGAATGGCTTCTTCGGGACCGTCCCGGGCGGGTTGTCCACGGAGTACGTGCGGTACAAGGCGTCACCTCGAACCGCGACACCTTGTGCGCCATACAGCACAAGGTTACTCCGCATGCGAGAGAAGCGCTTCTCCCAGTATTGCATGAGGTCTGACAAGGCTGCGTCGAATGTTGCTTTCTGTCCGGATTCTTGAACCAGGTTTTGGAGACTTCCCGTACCCACGATAACGTCACCAAACGACTGCAAGGCGAGAGAGAAGATCATGTCGTAAGGGTTAGACTGTGTAAACACGTTGCCGAAGATGTTACGCCCCTGCTGCCCCGGCGTTGCAGTATAGGCCGGATT